GGGGCCGGGTCTATGAAATACTGTTTAATACTCATGTAGGCTCTGCCTTCGGGGTTGCAGGTGGCTCTTACATAGAGCTTCATTCCCTTGTGCTTGCCGCCATAACGAACACGAGTCTTGATAAACTCATAAACATCCCAATCGAAGTCCCCAAGCTCATCCACGGCCAAAAAGGCGATTTCTCTCCCCCGCCAACGAAGAGCGTCTTCCATGTTCTCCGCATAAGAAAAAGTAATTGTAGCCCCGGAAGGGAAGGTAAACATCCGCTCTGATTTATTAAATTTAGTGCCGGGGTAAGCAACTGGATAAATTGATTGGGCTGTGACTAGGAGATCCTTAAGTTCACCGTAGCTCCGACGAAAGATGACGGCTCGGTAATCGCTGAAATGAACCTGACCCATAGCATCAAAACAAAGCCTCCAACTTTTTCCAGACGCAAGACCCCCGCCGTATAAACACTCGAACGCGTCGCACTGGGCGAACTCTAGTTGCGGACCTGGAGAAGGAGCAATGATTTCTTGTTGAACAGTTGTCACTTCTTATCCTCTGATTCTTCCGTTCCCACGAATAGCTCACGGTACTTGTCAGAGACGGCTTTCGGCGGAACAAAAACCACAGTATTCAGGGCTCTTGGGTCATCTTTCTCATTGGCCTTCATAATCGTATTGAGGATCTTGTCCTGCATCCCGGTTGTTTGATTGATCAATTCCATCAGACCGAAAGCTTCCTGATACTCTTCCCGGATCATGTGTTTCTCCACTTTGACCCAGGCGTCGTCTAGAAAGGCTTGATAGGAGCGTACCTGCTCCTCAGAAAGGGTTTTTGGATCAACAAGAATCTCAGAGCGGTTGCGGATTTTTTGGCGGTAGGAGGAGGAGTAGAACCCGTGTTTCAAGTTATTGAGGGAGCCGGGGGGAGGTCCGAACGACTTGCCGCCGTGTTCATTACAATTATTTTTCTTAGTAGAGGCTTTGGGACACTGTTCCCCGTTGGTATTTTTTACGGCTGCTTGACAGCGAGGAGTGCTACCGTCTTCTAGATAGGGCTCATAATGGTCTTTTGGAAATTTATTCACTTTAAAAGTAGCCAAAATTGATGATCCCTCCTACCCTAATGTTAGTCTGGACAAAGTACAAGTTCTCAACCATACTGAGAGAGGTAGAAGGAGAACAGCGCTATGCAAAATTGGTTTGAAGGTCTAATTTTGGCCTTCTCAATGGCAGCGAACCACCAGGCTTTTCAACCGGAACAATCAACACTTTTTAAAAATCAAGACTATCCCAAAAAACATGAACTGTATGTCATGGCCAAGATTGATCAGAACCAACACTATGGAGTCCAGTATCGATACGCTATAACACCGCAAGTACAGGTGAGGTTGGGAATGCCAGACGTTCAGATCGGGGAGATGATGACGGGCGTGAGAGTTTCTGGATCTATCTTTGCGACAGAGTTAGATTTTAGGTTTGATTATAAAGGACTTAAAAGCGGCTCTGGGATGTTGGGAGTTAAGTTCTAATACCTGACAACAAAGAGATGAATTAGCCCCCACGTTAGTACCCCTAAAGAAACTACTACAGCAACTAATCCTTCAAAAGGGATGGTGATTTCCAAAGTTCCAGCTCCCACCAATTTGAATAAACCTGCAAAATAGCAGCCTTATGTTCAAGACCGGCGGAAACCAGTCGAATAATTTCTCGTAAATTGAGAATCGTCTCTCGTTTTTGAGGGTCAGAAAGTTGGGAGACGATCCGTTTAAACCGCTTATGTTTGGAACTCCCTTGTTGGACCCGGTGGACTTTCTGAAAGCTGATGTCTGGGTGTTCGATCATGTGGACAATCAGATGGTCGATCCAGCAGAGCCAGAGGAGATTCCACTCATGCTCCTTCCCCCCGAAAGAGCGCGGAATGGCGTGGTGGACTGTGAGAGATTTTGTACTTCCGCAGATCCAGCAGCAATACCCTTCCAACGACAATAGATCCTCCCTACTTCTAACTCTACTCCTTTTGAAGTTCACGTTTCAAGGGGTATACTAAAAGTAGGAGGAGTCGCAAAGATGACTACCAAAACTATTGAAAAAGCACCAGTACTTTATATCGTTAATTGCGATTGCGGCTCTCTTTTAATTACGGACGATATTACTAGCACAACGACTTTTAAACACACCTCCCAAGCTAAGAGAGGTAAAGGAGCCAAGAAAGTAGATCACTGCCTCAAGATAGCCGGAGAGATCGCCATCAAGACTCCTGCCGATGAGGCGGGGCTTGTCGGCCACATTTTTGAAATTCTAAATGCACAATCAGGGGTTATTAAAGTTAAAATAGTCGGAAATCTTCTCTCAGATCGTTGGAAAAATTACCTAAACGAAGAAGGAAATCGGTCACTTTAGGCAATTTTTCGTCCTCCGTGAACATTTTTCGACTATTTATGCTATCATAAAAATGAGGGGTCCGTTGTCTTGGGAAGTGATCAACCCCGCTGACCTCTCTCGGGACACTTACGGGCCTGGCCCAGGGGTAGTCGTTAGGATTGCCGGTGTCCAGAATGTGTTGGTCAAAACCCCCCGCTAGGCACAGGCGGATTGGCCGGGTGGCGTAAAACCTACTCAAGGGGCGAAGCGAGACTTATCTCGTGATGAGCCAGGGGTTTAAATCAATACAGAACTCGCCAAGGCTATGCGCGAAAGCGTACCCTCAAAGAGGCGGGTCTTTGCGAAGAGGCCGCCCTCCGTCTTTTGATAAGCGGGCCGGGGCGGCCTTTTCAGTCGTCAATAATTTGTGTACAACTGGGTTTGAAAAAGATATTGAAGTTTAGTATTTTCTGTAGTAGTATAATAGTAGTATCGAGCCGGAGGTCTTAACCTTTCTACTTCGGTTCGATCAATAAGCGCCCCACACGGGCGGCTGGTAATTGGCTCCCTCATATCGGGGAGCCTTTTGCTTTCTGCAAGAAGATAGTTGCAATTATTCAGCAACTGCCCTACAATGAAAATACGGGGCATGATTGGCTCGATAGTCCAAAAGCCGAGAGGTAAGGGCTAGACTGGAGTTCGACTCTCCAATGCTCCATGCTGGGAATGGGTCAACTATTGGTAGTTGAAGCGGGCTGTAACCCCGTGGGAGCAATCCCCTCCACGTTCGATTCGTGGCGTTCCCACTCTAATCACTTAGGGAGGCAACTCTTGATCAAGATCAGTACTTTACTATTTGACTGTGGAATGCAGGTTGGTATTGGCTTCGAGAACGAGGCAGACTCCTCCCGCTATGCAATGATCTTTAGAACGCCGGAAGCGGCAGAACTTTTTCAGGCCAAATTTAATCAAAAAATGAATCAGATTATTGCAGAATGTAGAGAAGAAATCAGATTGGGGAAATTAAAATTCCCACCCAAGGAGGAGTAGAGGATGTTGGAACTGAAGACAGCCATCAAACAGAATCCAGGGTTTCTATCTATTGAGATTTATTTAGAAGAAAAAGTGTCCTGCTCCAAATACAGCACCAAAAAAGTTCTTGATCTTTCGCTCGCGGACGCAATCCTATTAGGTTCTGAGCTAATCAACAAGGCATCGATGTTCTCTGATAAGATCTCCCCCCTCTTTCCTAAAGACGAGTCTCAGGAAGCGGAAGCGGAGATCATTGAAGAAATTGAAGAACCAGTTGGTATTTTTCAAAAATTCAAAAATTGGGTAAGGGAGACGCTGTGATGGGCTATAAACTAAGAGAAGAGGTAGAAAAAATTATCGACGAGGCGTTCTCCTTCTATACCCCGGAACAGATTCGATCAGAAGGGGGAGGCCCTTCTCCAGGCGGTATTCCACAGAATATTTATCAAGAAATAGCCGATGAGCTGGAAGCCAAGCAACTACCCTATAAAATTTTCCGGGTAGACGATTGACATTATGTACCGCAATACATAATAAAATTATGAACACCGAAAGGAATCGTCAACTATGTTTAAAAAAATGAGTGCCGATGAGGCTGAGGCGATCCGGGAGAGCTATAGTCGTGGCAGGCTAACCATGAAGGAGCTTGGAAAAATTTTTGGCCGTCACCAATCCGTCATCTGTCGGCTTGTCAATGGCAAGACCTTCAAAGAAGCCAAGCTCTACCCCAAGCCCAAGCGCCGACTTTCAGAGGCAGAGAGGGCTGAGATCGTTAGGCTGACACAAGAGACAGCCATGACAGACGGGGAGGTGGCCGAAAAATTTAATTGCTCCACCTCCACCGTACTTTATCACAGACAAAAATTTGAGAGGAGCCTGGAACGTGTATAGTAAGAAGATTGAAGTAGATGAAGCAAAACTTGATAAGTTCGTCCAGGAATCTTTGGGAGACCCTAATCATCCTAACCGTGGAAATAATGAGGGGTTGATGATCAGCGAACCGTACAAGGACGAGATAATTGACGTCCTAATTCAGCCAGAGCCAAGGGGAGGGAAATACCCAACAGTAGTGGCAGGAGAGGGGAAACACTCAGTCGAAGGATATATTAACGAGAAGGGCTGGTAAAGGGGGCGTCTAACAACTTTAGTCGCCCTACTCCTCTGCGGGGCCTGTTCCACAAGTTCCCCTGTTCCACAAAGTGAGGAACAGCCAGAAAAACGGAACACCACCAACTTTATTACAGTGCCGATGAACGACCCGTTACTTCCCCATCAAAAGTATCTCTACGAGAGCGGCATCGTCAAGGCTTGGCAGTTATCGACAGGAAATCGACAACTGAAGATCGCCATTATCGACGGAGAGGTGAAGCCTCATTCTGACCTCCAACTTCTCCAGACCAAGCTCTACTCCCTCGATGCCCCGTCAGACCATGCCACGCCGATTGCCGGAATTATCGGAGCGACTCAGAACAACGGCCTGGGGATGGCGGGCATCGCGCAGTGCCAACTTCTCTCTTACGTCGCCCAGACAAGACTTGACCCGAAACTGGGAGATTTCTTACTCTCTGCCGTCACCCGGTCTTTTTATCAGGCGGCGGCGGACGGGGCCAAAATTATTAACTGTAGTTTCGGCGTCCGTCAGGATCTTCCAGAGATCCGGGCAGCAGTAGATTATGTCATACAGAGGGGCGTTACAGTCATAGCCTCCGCCAGTAATGACGGCAAAGACTGGAAAACCTACCCGGCAGCTTACCCGACTGTCATTGGCGTCGGAGGATCTTATGAAGGAAGGCGCGCCGACTGGAGCAATTATGGGGAGTGGGTAACGATCTACGCTCCCGGACAGGGCCTACTGACAGAAACGCCGGAAGGAACGACGCTGATCTCTGGAACCTCCGCCTCGGCTCCCATTGTCACAGGGACTGTCGCCCTGATGCTCTCAGTCAATCCAAAGCTAAAGCCAATGAAGATTAAAAAGATTATCCAACAGACAAGTAAAACTGGACAGTTGGATTCCTATCAAGCAGTTTTGAAAGCGAGGTAATGAGATGAAACTTTATGCGGTTCAGGGATTTGTCGTAGACGATCAAACTTTCAATCATGCGCCCTCCCTAAATCTTCCCAACCTGTCACTAGACACACTGGACGATTACCATCTTTCGGCAATCGTTGGTCAAGGGCCGTATCCTTACCTGGGAGCGCCAATTCCTCAACATAGCAGAAAAACTCTACTGGTTCCTGCAAGGGTCCGACTTGACTATATGCAAGCAACGGGAGGAAGCCTATTTTTAAAAGTCACTTGTGGGCAGCATGATGGAATTCTAACGGGGGCAGGATTTGAAATTTTTGAATTTCCTCCCCTGCATTTTCAAGGGCTAACTCATTGCCTGCTTTTATTAGATTATTCCAACGGGGAACTACAAGATTCTTTGGATCGCGGAAACCTCTGTATAAACCGCCAGAATTTAATATTATACTGTGCGCAATCAAGTTGGGGCCTAACTGGTATTTTAAACTTCTCTGCGAACATGGGCCAGACTCCTGCAACAGCGCCCAGTGGAATTAACAATATTACCCTACCTCCCCCGTCTCCGATACCAACTCCAGTTGCTGCTTGGACTGATACACTCGTCCTGTCCAGCGGGGTCAGAATCGAGCCTCAAAACAAAGATAAGTACAGCCCCGACCAAAAAGCAATTGGAGTTCTCGACCCGACAATCTGGTACAAGATCCTTTCCCATGACGACAATCTGCTGGGCAGCTATGCTCTCAGCCTGGAGAAAAGAGAGATTGTCCTCTTTACCTCAACTGTCCAGGAATACTCGCTGGTCCTATACTATCGTGAGCCAAACAGGGGAAATACAAAATTTTATCTGCGGCCAACGGATGTCGAAGGAGAAGTCTGGGGAGAATTTTTAGAAGACTACGCGGCCTATAATCTAGATGACCCAGCCACATTAGAGTGCGTATGCCAGGCAGCAGAAGAGCGGATTCAAATCTTCACTGAAAGAAGGTATACGGAACAAGAAGCTGCGGAGGAGAATCCGGCGGCTCCCGGTAAGATCGATTGGTATGCCATAGCGGGGTTACCAATTTCCGGCAGTAACATCGTATACCCAATAATGGGGGGCGGAAGCGCCTCTACTAATGCCTCTACGGGGAGCCCATAATTTATGCCAAGAGGAAAGACAAAGGAGAACGCCGAAAGGCGATTCAGACGCTTTATCTATGAGATGCCGGAGATGGTCTATACGG